GGCTGCGGCAGCGACGCGCTGAACTCGTACGCCGTGCCGTAGGTCAGCAGCCACGGGGCGCCGGCGCCCTGCGTCACCTGGAAGATGATCTTCTGCCCGTCGGCGGCGTTCGACGGGTTCCCCAGCGCGTGGCTCCCGCCCAGCGTCAGCCGGAAGTCGGTGCCCAGCCCCGCGTTCACCGCCACGGTCGCCGCGTCGGTCAGGGCCACCACGGAGGTGGTCGCGGGCTGGAGCACCCCGCCCGCGGTGACGTAGGACAGGATGCCGGCGTTCGCGAAGATCGTGGCCGCGTTAGCGGTCGCGGCCGGGACCGTGGCGTTCAGCAGCACCAGGGGGGCGGCCATCGACTGCGGCGCGGTGGCCGTGGACGAGACTGCCTGGCTGACGACGTAGTCGACGGAGGCGGGCGAGCCGGGAGCCGCGCCCTGGACCTCGGTCAGGTAGCCCATGGGACGCGTCCTCTCACCAGTTGATAAGGGCGGCGCTCGGGAGCACGCCCGCCGAATGGAGAATCTGCGCGGCCCTGGGCGCGAGCGGCGGCATGGCCATCGCCGTCATCGCCGCCACGCGGGTAGCCGAGACCCCGCCGATATTCGTCTGGGAGTACTGGCGCTTCACCCCGGAAGGGTCGTTGTCGGCCAGCAGAAACTGCACCTGGAAGCAGCAGGCCCGCATGAAGGCGTCGATCACCATCGCATCGGTCGGCATCCCGTTCGCATCGACGGGATAGACCGCGGCGATGATGTTGTTGTCGATATCCTGCGAGGCCAGCACGAGGTTCGCGTCCACGATCGGCGCGGGCGTGAAATAGTCGCGGGTCTGGTTCTGGTACTGCACGACGGTCGCGTAGAGCCCTGGTGCCGGGCTTCCTGACGCTCTCGCCGCGACCGTGACGGTCTGGACATAGGTGAGCGTCGTGCCGCCGACCGTCCCGGTCCAGGTGACCAGGTAGTCGCCTGTGGCCGTTGATGCGGGGCAGTTCCAGGCGTAGGAGAAGTTCGCGTTGTTCGGGCTGGTGATGCCCGTGCTCGTGGTGGCGACGGGGGTGCCCGAGCCGGCACCAGGGGTCGTAGCTGCCGTGATGCCGATGGTGACGCCGGAAGCGCCGGCACCCTGGCCCGAGCCGATGAAGGTCTCGAAAAGCTGCGTTAGGGTTATTTGTCCGCCTTGTACCACATCGGACTGCTCGACGCCCAAGATCACGCTGGACATCGGCCACCCCCACCCCCCGCTAGGCTGGGCAGATGAAGCTTGAGGACTGCCTTCCCGGCGTCAGGGTCGTGATCTGGGGGATGCCGGCCCACCATCCGCTGCGGGATGCGCCCGGCAGGATCACGGAGGCGCAGCCAGCGCCGGTCCCGCGAGATCAGTCTTTCCCCAATGGCCGGATTCACGTCCGCCTGGATGATGGGAAGCTGTGGGTCGTGCCCGAGGTCTGGCTGGACCCGTACGACCTGCTGGCCGCTTAGCTGACCGCCTTCAGCGGGACGCGGAACTCCTCCATCAGCTCCCGCCGCGTCATCGAGTGCGCCTTCTCCGCGTCCATTCCCTGGCCCGCGGCGAAGTCCGCCCAGTCAGACTGGGAAGCGGAACGCCGCGGCAGGGACGGAGCGTCGGACGGCTTCTGGTCCGCAGATTCGGACGGCACGTCGTCCGCCGGGTTCCCGTCCGCGTCCGCCAGGTGGATGTCGCCCCGGTCGAGCCGCTGCTGCACCCCCGGGTGGAACGGCGGCACCTGCGTGAACAGCGCCCCGTCCTCCCCGAGCAGCAGCACCGCCCCCATCTAGACGACGCCCCGCGCCGGCCAGCCCGCCGACCCCGGCAGCCCGAAGACCCACAGCGTGCCGGTGAAGCCCGAGGAGAAGTCGACCGACAGCGACCCGTCGGACTGCGCGAACCTCGAGCCGGTCACCACCGGGATGAAGTACGTCGCCAGGGTCGTCACCACCACCGTCAGGTCGCCCAGGGTCGACTGCGCGAACACCGTCCCCGACGGCGCGGGCTGGGTCTGCGTTGCCCCGGCCGCCGTGACCCCGTTCCCGGTCGCCCGCACGATCACGCTGTGCGAGCCGGAGTCCGAGTTGTAGACCGCGAGCAGGATCTTCCACGGCCCCGGCGACGCGACCGTCACCCCGTTGGTCACCAGGGTCGAGTTGATCGTCGTGCCTGCGCCCTCGGAGGTTCCCGCGTCCTGGGACAGCCCTACCGGGGCGACTACTGTGCGGGCAGCCATGTAACGGCCTCACTCCCTGTTGATTGTTCCGGCAGGGAGAGGCGCCCGGTTCTAGGGCTCAGGCTCCCCGGTGGTGTCCCACAGGGCCAGCTGCGGCCCTGTGGTCTGAACGTGGCTGGAAGCGGGCGTGCGCGACGGGATACGCAGCGGTGCGGGCTCAACGTGTGCCCAGCTTCTGCCGCTCCTGATCAGCGAGACGGTGGCCTCGCTCAGCCCGTAGTCACGCAGTCGTCGGGGCTTTTACGTCGAACAGTCTAGCGAGAAGGTCCGACGGCCGGGGTCAGATTCCAGTCGGGCGGGTAACGCCGGCTACGGCGATTGCGTCCGGTCTGACCACTTTGGCCCCAAATACGTGCAATCCGCGTACTCCGTCCGCAAATGTCGTCTGCAGGCGCAATGCCTCGGTTTGTACGATTTGTTCACCATATGTGATGGCCATCGGATGCCCGGCCTGGATGACCCATCCGCCCTGGTTGCTGTTGGCGGTGGGGTCGAAGTTGACGCAGTTGTTGCTGACGTACATGTCGAAGCCCGCGACGCGGCCGATGCGGCCCTCGCGGAACGTGTACGACGCCTCGCCCTGCATGTCGGTCACGGACACGAAGTTCAGGGTCTGCTCGACCAGTCCCTCGGCCCATGGCGGGACGACGCAGTAGCGGCCCTTCATCGGGATGTTGGACTGGGTGAGCAGCACCTTCAGCGGCAGCAGGACCGTGGTGTAGAAGTCCGCCGGGTGGGAGGTTGCGGAGGCGAACAGGGCCGGGGTCACCTCGTTGCCCGCGACGATCGAGGACGTGCCGCTGACGGGGACGATGTTCTTGGTGCTGACCGAGGTGTACAGGCCGGCGAGGTAGGAGTCGGCGGTGTTGGCGAGCTGGTAGGAAGCACGCTCTTCCAGGTAGGCCTGCATGTCGCCGGCGGCCTGCCTGCGGTCCACGTCGTCCACCGAGAAGCTGAACGAGTTGGCCTGGTCGATCTGGAGGTCGAGGCCGGCGTCGTTGAGCGCCTGGTAGGTCAGCGTCGAGTTCGGGGTGTAGGTCGAGATGACCGGGTCGCCGAACTGGGTGATGTGGACCACGTTGCCGGGGCCGGCGATCTCGCCCTCGTAGTCGCTGTTGATGATCGCGGGGGAGCCGAAGACCAGGTTCTTCTGGAGCGCGGCCAGGATAACTTTGGACCAAATTTCCGGTTTGTACGCTAGGACCGTAATGGTACTCACCACCTGATTCGTATGGGTTTGGCTGGATAGCATTACTCCGGCCACCACGCCTGGTGGTGCGTGCCGCGTGTCGGAACCTGTTTTTAAGCCGAGTCCGTTAAAATGCAGAAATGGACACTTTGCCCGTCACCCCGGATGCTCTCCGCGAGGCATACGCCACCTTCGTCACCCAGCACGGGCAATGGAAGGCAGTCATTGAGATGTCGGCCAGATACGGAATCAGCCCCGAGACGCTGCGCCGGCGCCTGGCCGGCGCAGGGGTGCGCCTTATCCGCAAGAAGCCGCTCAGGCCGTCCGTTGCTGACCTGGAAGCGGCCTACCTGTCGGTCATCGCCAAGCAGGGTCAGCGAGGCTCGACAGGCAAGCTGGCCGCTGCCTACGGGGTGACTACTACGACAATCCGCAAGTGGCTTACTGAAGGCGGCCTGTACGATGCCACACCACGGATACCGCCCAGGCCCATTACGGAGTCGTGTCCGTGCGGAGCGATAGCCACGACGCGATACAAAGGCCAGGATCCGGCCTTCTGTGCCCGCTGCTACATGCGGACCTACGCCGCAGACGGCACATCGCCGTTCAGGAGACTGGCCCGCGACTACATCGCCGAAGTCAAGATGGCGGCCGTCTGCGCGGACTGCGACGGCAGGTACCCGCCGTGCGTCTATCACTTCGACCACGTACCTGGGCGCGGCCCAAAGCTTTTCAACGTCGCCAACTGCGATGTCTCACTTGAACGGCTCAAGGCCGAGATCGCCAAATGCGACATTGTCTGCGCCAACTGCCACGCCATCCGTACTTGGGTGACCAGGGAGAAGCACTGGATCGGCGAGCGCAGGCTTCCCGGTGAGAACTACGCCCAGGTCAGCGCATGAGCGGGGTCTGGCAGCGGCTCTCCGGGAGCCGCCTGCCGTGGAAATCGAGAAGATGGCGGACCATCAGCCGGGCGTGCGCGAACGGCCTGCCGCAGTCAGGGCACGGCCACCAGTCGCCCACGGCTGCCTACTTGTAGGAATGGCGCTTCGGCTGCCCGAAGCCCAGGCTGACCAGGAGGCCGTCTTCCAGCGCCTTCGCGACCTGCTGGGCGCTGGAGTGCGTCACGTCCTCGTCGGTCCACTGCCGGGGCGCGTTCGGCACCCCGGTGAACTGGCCGGGGCCCGAGGTCGGGATCGACGGCGGCACGGGAGGCGGCTGCGGCGCGCCGGGGGCCGGAGGTGCCGGGGTCGTCTTCCACTCCGGGTGCTGGTCGACCGCCGTCGCGATGGCGTCGGTGACCCGCTGGCCGAAGTCGGCCGACGCCGGGTCCAGCCCGGCGAGGGTGGCGACGAAGGAGCGGGAGTCGAGCAGCTTGTTGCCGTCCGCGCCCGCGGTGGAGGCGGCGCGGAAGACGGCCAGCTCGACTGCGGATGCCCTGGCTTGCGCGGCGTTCGCCTCGGCGAGCTGCCGGGCGGTGTCCCGCTCGGCAGCGATCTGCTCCGGGGTGACGTCTTCCGGTGCCAGCCCGAGCGCCTTGGCCGCCGCCTCGCGGAGCGCCTGGGTCTGCGCCTGGGCGGCCGTCAGCGCGTCCTGGTGGGTCTTGGCGGCGGCCCGCTGGGAGGCGGCGTCGCTGCGGGCCTGCCGCAGCTCGCGCTGTGCCCATGCGGGGAGCTGGTCGACGTTCTGGGGCTCGGCGGGAGGCGCTGCCGGGTCTGGTGCGCCGGGTGCGGGGGAAGGCGCTCCCGGCGCGGCGGGAGGGGCTGGGGCTGGCGGTGCCGGGGATGGCACGGGTACTGGCGGAGCGCCTGGCTCAGCCGGGGGCGGTGCGGGGGGAAGCGGCTCGCTAGCGCCGGCGATGAGCCGGATGGGGCGGCCGTCCTTGCGGTAGCCGATGATCGCGCCTGGCGTCACCGGAGAGATACGTCCGTGCATGGCTCAGCGCACTCCTGGTGCTCTGCGAGGTTACGCTCCCGCGCCTGGCGGGAACCGGGATGGTGCGGCCCGCCGTGGCGGCAGGTGGTCTAGGGTGCGGTCATGGGCGAGCCGCATGCCGATCACGTGCTGGTCAAGGGCTGGCGCGACTCCGGCACAATCGAGGCGGTCTACGGGCCGTACTCCAGGGACCGGTGCGAGTGGATCCGGAGCGAGCTACTTGAGTACGCGTCCAACAACTGGACCGTGCTGCCGCTCAGCGACTTCACGGAGCCAGAGGCACAGGCATCATGAGCACGCAGTGGTGGCTCGGCTGCCTGGCGGGCTTCTGCGCCGGCGGCGTCGCCGGGATGCTGTTCGACATCGTCATCGATGCGGCCTTCTCACGGCGCAGGCATGACTGACGCCCCGGCCCTGATGTGCGGCGGACCCCAGGACTGCCGGGAGATCACCGTGCCGCTCGTGGCGGGCAGGCCCCCGGTGCAGGCCGACTTCCCGTCATGGAACGCCGGCCGGGAGATCATGGAGGTCTACGGGTTCACCGGATTGCAGGCACCGGACGGGCTGTACCTGTACTCCTACGTGGGAGACGGGCCGGGAAGCCAGCAGGAAGAAGAGTGGTACTGATGAGCGGCTGCGAGGCCTGGCGCTTCCACCGTGAGGGCAGCGAGGTCAGCGGCCCGTGTCGCCGCCGCTGGTGCTTCCAGTGCTGGCGCTACCGGCTCGTGGACTGGGCTTACCGCATGTGACCTCGTGGCTGCGGGCGTCCAGCCGGTAGCCGCAGGCCCGGCAGCGCTCGGCGCTCGGAGCCCAGTCCGGTGGTAGGTACAGCGGCGCATCGCCGGTGTCCGCGTAGAGGCCGCGCAGCCTGCGGCCCAGCCCTTCCCGGTACGCCATCGGATCAGTGCGAGGGACCGGCCGGGATCATGTATGCAAAGGTTTGCGGGACCGCAGCAGCAGCGCAGGTGGCCTGCGGGATGACGGTGGTGATCGCAGGCAGGCGGCTGAAGTCCAGCCACACGGAGGCCGGGACGGGGGCAGCTGCGGCAGCCGGGTAATAGTCGCCGTACGACGGCGTGAAGCACCAGTGGCCGTCCTGCCAGGTCTTCAGGCGCTCAACTTCAGCCTGGAGCGCCTTCACCTGCTGCCGTAGCTCGGTGATCTCATCGCTCACGCGGCCCTCCCGAGAAGAAGATCGTGCAGGTACCGGGCGTGCCTGCGTGCCCTGGTCCGTGCCTGGCGGGTCAGCGCGGCGGCGGCGAGCCTCACGGCCCTGCGCCACTCCCGCAGCAGCCTCCGGCGCTCCTGGGCCCGCTCGTAGGCGGCCGGGTCGTACGGCGGGGGCGGCTGGACGGTCATGCCGGGAACGAACGGGACAATCGAGTCGCGGCAGTTCGGGTGCAGCAGTCCGTGAGCACGCGCATCGGCCAGCGAGGCGACGACCATGACCATGTGAACCTGGCCATCGGGCGCTGGCACGCCGGCCAGCCCGTGACTGCGGCCGGCCAGCGAGAGCAGGCGGTGGACGTAGGGCAAACAGCGGGCGCAGGGAGGCTTCGTGCTCGACCTGGCCACGTACACCAGGTCGTTCCCGGTCTCCCGCAGCCCGTCGAGCTGGAGTGCCAGGTACAGCCGCGACACCGCGGTGCGGACGGCCATCTCGACATAGGACGTGAGGTCCCAGCGGCGGCCGAGGGAGTCCGCGAGGCCCGTGATCCCGGCTTCGGCGAACTCGTCCAGCAGCCTCTGCGCTATGGCCAGCGCGGCGAGTCCCGTCGCGGCGGCGAGGATGGCGGCGAAGACGGCCGTCACCTCCCGCAGCACCGCCAGCGCGGCGGCCCGCAGGATGCCGGCCAGCCCGGCCAGGCTCCGGTTCGGCAGGGCGGGCAGGAACTGCGCCAGCGGCCCCAGATCCTGCCGCAGCACGTCCATCGCGTCGGCGCGGGCCTGCGCGCTCAGCGCGGCCAGGGTGACGCGGTCGCCCTGCTCCTGCACGACCAGGAGCGCGAGCACCTGCCGGCGGAGTTTCCGCAGCGCCGCCTGGGGGAGCATCACGCCGCCGAGAACCGCGGCGACCGCCTCCGCCACGGCTGCGATCGCCGCGGCCTCGAGAACCGCGTACGACGCGGCTACCTGAGCGCCGGCCCTCTCGGCGGCGTCCTCCCGCCTGGCACCGGAGGACATGGCCGCTCCTACGCTGCTGCCTCAAGCTCCCGCAGCGCGAACATCGGGATGTCACGAGCGGGCACGGTTTTGTCAGCGGCGTTCCAGCAGGCAGAGCAGTAAAGCTGTCCCTTGCGCAGCAGCGCGATGTGCGAGTCGCCGTGATCCTTGCAGTACCAGCCGTCGGCCAGGTGGCCGTTCGGGCACGCGGCCCGGAAATGCTCGGTGCCGGGGTCGTCGCAGTAGGTGATGCGGCACATCGCGGGTCAGTTCCCTCCAGGGATGAACAGCCCGGACGGGAGCGCCTTCCCGTTGCCGACGGACAGCTTCGCGTGCTTCTGCTTGACCAGGTTCTCCAGGCACGCGGCCACCGCGCCGTCGATCGCCTCGTCCGGCGGGACGCACAGGAAGATCGTCACGTAGGCGTCGAGCCTGACCTTGCGGCCGATCGCCGACGGGTCGTCGCAGGCGACGATGACGTGGGTGCGGGCCAGCGTGCCCTCCGCCACCTGGTCGAGCTGCCGGGTGATCGCGACCTCGTACTGCTCGCCGAGCGCCCTCCTGTCAATGGCCGCCCGGGCGACTTCGAGGAGCCTCGCGTCCAGGTCCCCGCAGCTCATCTCGCGCCCCTCCGTCGTCTCACTGCCCTGCCTGTCTTCGGCGCGGCCATCTTATCGGCACGGGCGTTGGCCTGCTCCGCAATGGTCGACCCCGTGACGGCGTGGCCGGTGTCCGTGCGGCTGTCGTTAGAGCGCCCCTTCACCGACGCGGACTTCGGTCCCCGGACCCTGACGGGGGTGTTGCGGCCGACCTTCGTCGGGCCGGCGCCCTGGTTCACGTGCTCCTGCCGGTCGGCCTTGCTGCTCACGGGGCCGGGGTCGATGATGCGCCTGCCCATGCCGGCGCGGGAGACCTTGCCCTTGCGGGTCTTCGCGGGCTTGCGGGCTGCGGCCACCGGTCCCTCCTCAGTGCTGCGGGCGGTCACCCGGCTCGCGCGGCACCTGCTCGGGCCAGTGCCAGGTGCCCCCGGCGTGATCTTCGCCGAATGGCACGGCCCGGTTGAAGAACTGCCCGGTCGGGTTGAGGACGCACAGGCCCACCGGCTGCTGCGGGTCACCCTCGGGGTAGCCGGCCTCGGTGACGACCGCCGCCCGGCACTGGCTCGTGTACGCTTGCGAGCCGTCCGCTTGCACCGGGGTGCCGTGGCTGACGTAGTGGACGATCCGTCCGACTGAAGGCATCATGGCAGGGCAGCCTACCTCAGTAGTCACTCCCCGACGGATGCCAGGCCGTGCTGGACGTGTACGCCTGGTTCTCGTACGCGCTGACCGGCTGCCCCATCTCGTCGCTGCTGCGCTGCCTGTCCGCCGGCGCGTCCGGGTTCCCGCCTGCCGTCGCCGGATAGCCGCCCCGCGGCTCCGTGGGCCCGGCGTCACGCTGCCGGTGCCGTTCCAGCGCGCCGGACAGGTCCGACGGCCCGTGGCCCGGCACCGACGACAGGACGTGCCTGCCCCCCGGCGGTGCCGTGTTCGCCAGGGGCGTAATCACTTGATCCCGGCGGTCCTGGGCTGGTTCCCGTCGTGCTGCGCCGACGGCTCGGCCGCCTCCGCGCCGTCGCCCGGGAACGGCCCCGAGCCGGTCACGTGCCGTGCCAGCTCGGGCGCCAGCGGCCTCGGGCCGTGACCCGGGACCGTTGACGGGACGTGGGTTCCGCTCGCTCCGATAGCCATGGCTATCCCGCCTTCCTGGTCTTGCCGGACTTCCTGGCCCGGTTCCTGGCCGCCGTCTTCCGGCCTGCGGCCAGCATGCCGGTGGCCATGTTCGCCTGCTTCACCCCGAGCGGGCCGTAGCCGCCCGCCTTGGCCTTCGCCATCTTCGCGGCCGGGATCGTCTCCCCTGCCGGGGTGCCGGTGGTGCGGTGCAGGCCGCCCGCGCTGAAGCTGACCGGCTTCTTGCCGGGGGCCTTGATCGTGGTCCTGCCGGATGACTTGCTGCTGCCGGACTTCTTGGCGGCCATGTCAGGACTCCGTTCTCAGGCGCTCACGAGGTAACCATCGGTGATCCAGCCATGCCACGGACGTGACGACCGGTCATCGATCGACGGCGTGACCGTCAGCTTCGGTGCCTCACCCGAGGTAGTCCACATCGCGCCGCCGGATGACGGGATGCCCGAGTACCAGATCGTCCGGTTCGGCAGGACGACCGCCCAGCATCCGTGCTCGCGCCAGCAGTCACCCGGCATCAGGGGGTCTTCCTCGCCCAGGGACGGGTACAGCGGTCCCTCTGGCGCGCCGATCAGCCGGAGCGGGATGTTCAGTGGGACCGGTGCCGGTAGGCGTGCGGCTGCTCCTTGCCGAGCGGCGTGGTCTCATCCTCGTTCAGCAGTTCGCGGCTGGTGCCGACGGTGAACGTGACCGAGTCCACCTTGTGATGCTCCGCCAGCTTCCCGGCGAACTCCTTCAGCATCGCGTCGGCGTCGTCATCCCGCCCGTTGTCGTGGATGCCCGCGCCCTCGATGTGCATAGCCCAGTGGCCGATATCTACTGCCCTCCCTGATCCAGCGGCACCCCCGGCACCCCCGGCGGGACCGGCGGGATCCGGAGCGGGGTCGCGATGTCGTCCAGCTGCTGCGCCAGCGGCTCATCCGGGGCGCCCGACAGCGTGATCCTGGCCCGGCCGATCAGCTCCAGGCCGATCTCGTCGCGGATCCGCGAGGTTTCCGCGTCGACCTGGTCCTGCGTCCAGTCCGGGTGCAGCATCTGCACCAGCACCTGCGTGGACGCCGCCTCCGCCGCCCTCATCAGCTGCGCGGTCTGGGCCAGCGCCTGCTTGTCCGGCAGCACTTCCTCCGCGAAGTCCGCCGAGGGGCGCTCCGGGGTGACCGCCTGGTTGCGGAAGATCTCGCGCTCCACCGACAGCCAGCCGTACAGGATGTCGCGCAGGGCCGGCCGCCAGTGCAGGATCTTGATGTCGCGGGTGATCAGCGACTGCCGCTCGCGGGCCTCGATCTCCGTGGCCGTCATGGCCACGCCCGTGTCATCGGAGGCGAAGGTCTGGGATGAGTACCCGGCACCGCGGACCGCGACGGCGGTCCAGTGGGCGCAGGTCTTCGAGAAGTCCTGCCACCGCACGGCGAACTGGTTGACCGTGATCGACGGCCCCTCGGTGCCGCTCGTCAGGTAGTTGATCGGGCTGTAGACCTGCCGGTCCGGGTCGAACACCGCGCCCTTGCCCCGGCCGATGTTGTCCAGGTAGGTCTGCGGGACGATCAGGCGCGCCTTGGCGAGCTGCACGTCGCGCATCCATGACGTCATGGTCTCGTCCAGGGCGTCCAGCTCGGTCTCGATGCCCTGGTAATCCGACCGGCCGAGTGGCGCGGCCTGCGGGCCGAGGTCGCGCCAGATCCGGTTGGGCCGCATGTTCGGCACGTAGACGCAGGTGGAGGCGTCCTTCGGCTGGTCCGGGAACGTGATCGCGTCACCGTCGGTGAGGTACTGCGCGAACTGCGCGGTCTCCGGGAAGTCCGACAGAGGGTAGATCCGGCCGAGGTCGGTCTGGTCGCCGACGTAGACGCCGTGCATGATCGAGTTCGCGCCGGGGACGTGGGTCTCCATGTGCCGCACGACCTCGGAGCCGTCGTCGGAGATGACGCGCCAGAACGTGACCGCCTGCAGCTTGCCGTAGGAGAAGTGCGGCACCGCCGCGTCGGCGGGGACGGCGTCCAGGAACGGGTGGTCCGACACGTCGGTGTCCCAGACCACGCGCAGGAACACGCCGCCGAGGGCGGAGCACAGCTCCCCGGCCTCCAGGAGCTTGGCGTGGGTGCCGTCGTCCATGAGCGCCTCGAGAGCGGCCTGGTTCGCGGCGTCCCGCGCCGTGATGGCCGGCGCGCGGGAGAAGAGGAGCCGGGCGGAGGTCTGCGCTATATCACCCGCGAGCGGCACATGGTACTTACTTCTCTTCTCGCCCGGAGGGGTAGGAAGGCCCCAGAAGGTGCGCTGGATCGACCCCAGCAAACCCCCCCGGTACTGGCCCGGCTTCGGGATGGGAAGTCCGGGCTCGCCCGTCGTCGAGAAGTAGGCGCGGCCTACCGGGCTATTCGAGCCGAGGTTGTAGTAAACCCAGGACAGCTTCTGGATGTCCCCGCTGAACCAGGCATCCCAGATGCGGTAATCGGAACTGGTAAGCGATCGGATTGAACTCAGGCGGCGGCCAGGGCTGTCCCTGGACTGGCATGAGGGACATCATCCGATCGTCAATTGCCATGTTCCGTGGATCACCTCCCTCTGCCTACGCAGGGAGAGGTGTCCCCATGAAATCTTCAGGCAGCTTCGCGCCCTTGCTCTTGTTGCAGCGCTCGTGAGCCGGGCGGATGTTGTCGTAGGTATGCGGGCCGCCCCGGGCGAGCGGTATCACATGATCAAAGTTAAGGTCTTTCCACGAGGCGATTACGTGTCCGCAAAGGTGACAGACCATGCCGAACTCAGCGAGAATGGCCTGGTAGTCGACCGGTTCGGCCGCAGTCTCCTGCTTCTGCCGCCGGCGCCTGGCACCAGCCCGTGAATCTCGTTCGCGGACGACGGCGATGTTAGCCTCGCGCCATGCCCGCCGCGTTGCCGTATACCGGTCGTGGCGTTCGATGCGCTCCCAGCGCCTGTAGTGCGATTCGCACCATCCGCGGCGTGTCGCCGCGTTCTCGCAGCCGCCAATGCTGCAGATCGGGACTGCCCTGACTGGCTCATCTAGCGATCCGGTCTTGCGCCACCGCTGGTAGTGCATCTGGCACCAGGTGCGCGCGTAGAGACCGTGATCACAGCCCTCAATCGAGCACTCGCTGCGCTTACGCTGGTTGTACTCTTGGTAGTAGTGCTTGCGGCACTTGCCGTTACCGAGGTGCGGCTGCCCGCAGCCCTCAACGGAGCAGATGCGAGTGAGGCGTCCCAGCGGGTCGCCATGCTTGTACCAGCGCTTCCAATGCATTGAGCACCAGGAGCGGGCGTAGAAAGGCCTGTCACAGCCTTCGATGGAACACGTACGCTTGGCCATGCCGATCCTGCCCTAACAGGTGAGGCGATGCCCCGGGCGGTGTCTGACCACCGTCTGGGGCGCTTTAGAACATGCTAGCGGTAGATGCCGTCAGGAAGCCGTTCTCTCCCAGCCACAGCCGGCGATGCCTGCGCCCGCAGAAGAAGAACCGGACCGTCCCGTCGTCCTCAAGGACCTGGAACGTGCAGCCTGCGTAACCCGGGTAGCGGCAGTCCTGCCAGGCGCAGTCCAGCGGCCGGCTTCCGTGACGCCGGCAGGCCCGCTCGTACGCCCGGCGGGTCAGGATCAGGCGGGGGGATCTGCGCTTCGGCCGGGAAGGACTCGGCGAGGGGGACGCGGGCTCCGGGATCAGCTCCACTTTCGGCACCGCGTGGGTGGATCCGCAGCCGGGGCATACCTCAAGCCGCGCAAGGAGAGTATACAGCGGCGGGTCGTCCAGGTGAACGGGCACCCGCAGGCGTGTCGGGAGCTGGCAGACGGAGCACCAGGCACCCAGCTCGGGCTCGCCGAGAACCAGGGCGCGGAAGACTGCCCTAGACGGTAACGTACTCGCCACCGCGCAGCACCTTGTGGCCCACCCAGCGGCTGACCTCGGTGAAGACCGGGTGCCAGTCCCGCCTCAGCACGGGCATGGCCCGCTCGGTGAGGTACTTGTCAATGTCGCCGCTGGCTTCCCGCTTCTCGTAGTCGTCCACGCAGAACTCGATGGTCGCGTCCCTGTGGCCGCTCGCCGTGGTGTAGCCGATGATCACGTGGTCGAACTCGGTAAGGCCGGCATTGCGCCTCGCCACCGCGATCTGGTCGCCGATGGGGTCCGGGGCGACGGCCCGCACCGCGACGACGCCCCGGATCATCTCGATGGCGCGGAGGGTGGCTTCCGCCTCCGCGCCGCTGATGCTGCCCGCCAGGGCCACGACGTAGCCCCCGACGAGGCTGCCGGGCACTTCCGACAGCGGCATGTCATCCCATCCGGCCTGAGCGGCTGCCTCCAGCCTCGCCCGCGTCTCAGGGTCGCCCGTGATCGCCTGCCGCAGCGGATCGGACGGCGGCGGCTCCCCGTACTTCCCTGCCGCCGTCACCGAGTCAGCGTAGGCGGACATGCGGGCGGCGCCGGGAGGAAGGTCAGCGGTCATCTGGCGGCCTCCGGACGGGCACGACGAACTCCACGGTCGTCGTGTCCCAGGGCTGCCGCCCGGGCGTGACCACCTCGCGCGGCAGCGCGGCCGGCAGGAGTCCCGCCGCGACCAGTTCCTGTGCCATCTGGACACCCAGCCGCTCACGGGCCTTGCCGCGGGCGGCCGGCCAGTATTCCGCCGCGACCTGTATCTTCACCCGGTACTCGTCATCGGCGCATTCGAGCACTGCCCTGGCGACCTGGGCGGCGACACCGGGCGGCAGGTCAATGCCGCGCCGCGCAGCAGCTTCCATCGCCGCGTCAGCCGCCTTGCTTCCCGCCGTGGCCGCAAACTGGCCGTCCCTGAGCACGGGCACGGCACCGGGTTCGCCCATGACTGGTGATGGTAGCAAGCGGACGGCCCGTGCCCCAGGAGGCGACGGGCCGTTCACCGGGCCGGGGACGCATCCCTGGCCTCAGCCGCCATGCGGCGAGTTGCGGGGGCCGGATTTGAACCGGCGACCTACGGGTTATGGGCCCGTCGAGCTACCGAGCCGCTCTACCCCGCGTCGTGATAGGCAGTCTACCGGAGTCAGGCCGCGTACGGCATCCTGAGCAGCGGAGCCCAGACAGACTGGGTTGTTTTCACCAGATAACGGACACCATCTGGTCCATGATCATCCAGCTTGACCGGCTTGTCCTCGCCGCGCTTCGCCGCCTTGTCGTCCCAGCAGTACCCCGCCATCTCGTCGATCAGGACCGGGCACCCTGACCGGGACACCCTGAGGCGCCCGTCGCCGAGCACGGAGGCTACTACTCTTATGCCGTCGAGCACGGAGCTGTCGCCGTCGGCGACGGTCCACCCGTCCTGGTGGAGCTGGACCTTGAACGACGCGGCGGACGGGTCGACCACGACGTACTCCGGGACCGGGCCGTGCAGCCTCGTGCCGGGCACGCGGACGGACATGAGCCACGCCCGGAGGCGCTGGGAGTACTCGGCGTCGGTGAGCTGGCGCTTCATCTTCTTCGAGTCCCACCGGAACTCGCTGACCGCGTACAGGCACTCCCTCTTCCGGCCGCCTGAGCTGTCCAGCCCGGCGCCGACGAGGACCGCGTGGAACGGGTTCGCGGTCCCGTAGTCCACCCCGACGCCGAGCCACCGCGAGATGGGCGGGATGAGGTCGATGACGTGCCGGGCCGGGTCCCACATGTCGTAGACCGCGCCCTCGGCGACCACCCACTCGCCGTCGATCAGCCGCCGCCGCCACAGCCCCTGGTGCGACCTTTCGAGCTGCCGCACGTACGCCTCGCCCAGGTGCGGGTTGTCCCGCAGCCGGAAGGAGAACCGGTGCAGGTCCAGGTACTCCTCGTCCTCCTTGTCATGCACGGTCAGGGTGCCGTCCCCGGCGATGTGGACCCTCGCGCGGTCCAGGAAGCTCCGCTTCAGCCAGTGGCCCGGCGAGTCGGGGTTGGACGTGGCGAACAGCCTCGCTCCCGGGACGCGGAGGCGGGACAGCAGCATCATCCAGAACGACTCCGGGACCGTGGACGCCTCGTCGACGTACGCCCCGGCGAGGGTCAGGCCCCGGATCTTCTCCTGCGACCGCTCGTCGTTCGCGCCGGCCAGGTAGATGCGGCGGCCGTAGACGAACACCTCGCCCGAGCCGGCGAGGAGGCGGACGGCCTTCGATCCCAGCCATTCCTGCAGGGGGGCGATGACGTTGCGGATCAGGGTCCGCTCGGTGCGGCCGACCATGAGCAGCGCCCCGGCCGGCCCGCGTCCCTCCGCGCCGTCGGGGAGGAGGTAGTCAAGCCACGCCAGAAGGGACGATATGGTCTTGCCGGACGAGACGCTACCTTCCCACACATTGAAGGCGGCGGTGGCCACCGACGCCGCGACGGATGCC